CCATCAGCTCCTGGTAATCCAGGTGCTCCATCAGCACCGTCAGCACCGTCTGCGCCATTAATAACTAGTATACCTGATATGGAATCATCAACATACTGCTTAGTAGCAGCGTCTGTTGCAAAGCTAGGCGTATCTGTTATTGATATATTAGCTGCTGTAAGTCTATATAAACCTAAATCTACATTGTCAACTGCACCCGTATAAGGAACTACACCTGTAACTAATCCTGCTGTTATTGTACCTGATGTGGTTAAATCTTGACTTCCTAAGTCTACATCAGCACTTGCTCCTGTATAAGGTACTAATGTTAAATCATTTACTTCTAAATCACCTACTCTAGTAGTAAGAGTAGTCACATCACCACTTACTTCGTTAAGAGCTGCCTGTACGTTGGTAGAGGCGATTGTACCTGCTGGTGTGTTTGATATCTCACTAGCAGCTGGTGTAACCCACGTAGGAATTACTGAAACAGTACCTGTACCTTGTTGACTTAAGAACTTATTGGTTGTAGTTGTATTAGCAGCAACCCTTGATGGGTAACCAGCAATACCACCAGCAATCATATCACCTTTATGCTGCATAGGATTCTCTATAAGAAGCAAGTCCTCTGCTAAAGCTGAAACAGTTTCACAAGGGTTATCTAATATGTATGTTGTTTCTGGATTCATTTTAATTAGTTTGAACAGTGCATCCTTTTGATATAATACTATTCTTTGCAGTTATACCGGCTCCTGTTGGTGCTGCGTTAGTTCCTCCATTAAGACGTATTGTTTTAGATGGGCTGTTTGAAGTTATAACACTATCAAGAACTATCAATATGTTGTTAATAACATTCGCATCAGTAATACTACAATTTGAAAAATTAACATCATATATCTTATTGTTAACCATAGTATTAAACAATACAATAGATGTAATAGGAGTATAGGATAAATTAATTGTCCTTAATTGTGTTAACTGTGGGTAAAGAGTTAATGATGATATAGTTGAATTCTCAGCTAAAAGGGTTTCAAATAAAGTCCATTCAGGATGTAATTGAATAGTTGTTAGTACAGTATTCCTTGCTGAAATAGTAATCATCTTTGTCCACTCCTTGTGAGTTGTTATAGAAGTCAGCCCACTACCGTATAAACCAAGTAACTGTAATAAAACCCATTCCTTATGCGTTTCAACACTTGTTAATGATGAACTATTAAATACCGCAAAGTATGTAATCTTCGTCCACTCTTTATGTGTCGAAAGAGATGTTAATCCAGTAGAGCCTGCTATAACTATTCTTAAGTCTACCCATTCAGGATATAAAGTAAGGCTTGAAAATGTGCATTCTTGAAATGTAATATAATCGAGTTTGGTCCATTCAGCATGTGTAATAAATTCGGTTAATGGTGCTGTAACTCTTAAATGAAACAAGTCAGTTAGATTTTCTGAAACTTCTAATACAGAAACCTTATTACTGTTTATAGCAATTGCAGTCACATTTGCTGCACTTACTATTTTTACTGTACTTCTTCCTGTAAATACATGAGTAAACTCCCACAACTCTTCGTAAAACCCTTCTCCATATGCTCTTAATGTTTCAGTCTCGGTTACTCCATCACCCCAATCAATGTCAATTGTACCTGATCCTGCTAATCCTATTGTTAATGTGCATGCACTATCAACTACGAAAAGTATGTCAGATGGAACTTCAGGTTCTGCTTCTACTTCTATTTCGAAAGGTTCTTTTAAAAGAACTATAGGTTCGAAAGACTCGTCATGGATATCTATATCTGTACTATGCTTATTAGGTATATATGAATCTCCTATAACTTCAACCTCCTGATTGGTTGTAGGTACATTAAAAACATCATCTACCGTGTTAAGAGTACGACGCCTAGAAGGCTGATTACCATGAGTATGAAGAGCCATTCGTAATTATCCTTTCTAAGGTATACAACTGGTTAATTAATTCTTCGTTCTTTGCTACGTATCCAGCAGCTTCAAGTGAGTTTAATAGACCATAAGCGAATATGGTATCCATTATCTCTTTTGTTTTACACTCCTGACAGTTATATGTTGTAGGAAGAGCTCTAAGCAACTCATATACTGAGGCTCTTACTCTACCTTGTACTAGTATACTCTCAACTAAAGATACTTCTGTAGCAAGACCTTCGTCTACTATATAAGTAAACTCGTATACACCATCAGGTAATTCGTCTGTAGCCGCACCTATCCCTAAAGTAAGACAACTAAGTTCGTAAACTAAATCAGATTGGGTTGAACTTCCGTCCAATCCTTCTAAGGTAACTAGGTCTATCTGGTCACATACTGTATCAGTATTGTCTGACCCAGTTATAGTTACGTCTAGAGTTAGGGTAGCAATAGCAGCAATAGCTGGCAGTGGTGCCGAACCCCATGTAGTTGTTACGTCTGTTAGAGTCAGAAGTTTGTTATCATTCCTTTCGGAATAGGTTAAAGCTAAAGCCATTGTTTATTTCTTTATTAAATCTATCATTACGTCTTCTATGGCATTCCAGTCATTCAAGAACGCCTTCTGACGAACCTCATCTGACTTTAATGTCATTTCGTTTGTTATATAGTAAGAGGCTTTGAAGTCAAAGTTACAGTCGAAACCATAGTGACTAAGGCTATTCTCGTCTCTCCATTTCTTACTTAGATAATAAAAAGAAGCTTCTCCAATGTATCTCGTATGTGTAGGGTCACCAAATGCTCTGTAGGAAGTATAATAAGGACATACAATGTGTGCCTTACCTCCTGGCTTTAGAATCCTATACAACTCATTAAAGAAATTAATAAAGCCATCATTAGTATTAATAAGCTTTTCTTTAAATTCTTCAAATGAATTAGAGTCTCTTGCTATACCTTTTATATCTACGTGTGGTATATGTTCTATGTAATGACTTATTTCTACTTCCTCAGCACTCTCTGATTCTATTGGCCAGGGAAATACTTGTAAGTCTACTACATAATCTGTTGAATCTGTCTTAACAACATCGATTCCTTTAAAGTTCTCTCGCTTATTATTACCACAAGCAAGGTCAAGTTTTAATTCATTTATCATAACATCCTAATAAACTACATCCTTTTTACTATCATAATGCCCAACTAGGACTGAAGTATCACAAGCGAACTTGTAACCAGCCTTTGCAGCCTTCTTGTAAAAGAAGATATCCTGGGTATTACCTTTAGCATGTCCTGTTTCTTCATCAATACCTTCTGTTGTTTCAAACCAAGGTTGTTCAATGTTTCTAAACATATCAAGTTTAAACAGATTGAAACCCATACCTAAAGCATTAGCTCTTTGTACGATACCACCAACAGGTGTTTGTGGCTTAAAATCTTCAGGGTCTTCAGGATTACCGAATATCATTGGGAATCCATTGTCCCCTTTACCCCAATAAAGTCCGCCTACAACATCATACTCATCCATAGATTCGTACAATTTAAGCAAACCATCAGGTGGTGGAAGGTTATCTTCTTCAATTGTAAGTACGTATTTGTACTTACTCAGATGATCATTACCTAATATATATGCAATTAGAGTTTCATAAGCAACATCAACTTTCATTGACTCAGCAAATATAGGTCCAGCAACAGTTTGGTTCATGGGTTTCATTAGTTTCATCCATGATTGAACAACACGTGTTGGGAACATACCTCTAGTAGGACATATTATAATGGTAGAATTATCTCTATACATCTTGGATTTATCAACCCGTAGTATAGATTCCTCAAGTTTCTCGTTGTTTTTACCAACAACGTCGCCGACTAAGATTCTTGGTTCTGTACTCATATAATTTTTAAATAGTATAAAAGAAAGGTGGGCTTTAACCCACCCCTCTATTATACGTATTTTTACTTAAAAAGTTTCACTTATTAGGTAAGGTCTCTATCTGAACAATACAGGTAGTCAACATAAATGTCGAATGTACCAGCCATACCAGTTCTTGCACTATCACTAGAAGCAAAAGCTATGATGAGAGGTCCACCTACAGATATATAAACTCCATCAGTATTAACGAGAACAGGAGTTACTGGTGTTGCAGCTGAAAGCTGAACAGATGCTTTGTTAGCATTTGAACCAAGTACCTGACCTCCTACTGAAGGCTGAATTGTAGCATCCTTGAAGTTACTTACGTTAGTAAGAGCTCCAAGTGCGAAGAATTTCATACCAGTTACAATAGCACCTTTTGGTATATTAACATTGGCGCTAGCACTGAATGTTGAGTTTGTAGCAGGAATTGTAGGCAATGTTACATTACCCATTGCTACTCTTTTGATATTTAAAACGTTCTTTCCCATTATCTTATCTCCTTATAATTAGAATGATATGTCATTAAATCCGACAGAGTTCATCCATGGATTAAGCCTAGGAAGAATTGCATTGATCATCTGGTTAGTTGTAGCTGTGTTAGGTACAAAGATGACAGTCTTAAGAGGAGCCTGTTTTGTGTACTGGTTGTCAGACGACTTGTATGATTTATCGTGTTCGATTATAATCTGGTCGTAAGTTTCTGATTTAACAGTTGTAAGCTCCGGCTGAATAACTGGGAACTGTGTAAGGTTAGTAATACCTTTGTTTCCGAGTGCTTCTCTTTCTGCGTCCCTAACGAGTTCCCAAGTACCATTTCCTCTTACAGCAGCTGTAGTAGCCTGTGTAGCAAGAGTTTCCTGGTGGTAACCATTAGCATCAACGTAGTTAAGATATACATCAAACTCAACCTGTACAAATGAATCAAGGTCATTAAGACCTGTAGTACATGAAGGAATAGCCCTACCTGTAATAGTAATAAGGTCACTACCTGCAGTAAGTGTTACGTTAACTCTACGTCCAGCGTGAGCATTAACGATAGCTGCAAGAGCAATACCAAATGAATCTACAGTCTCACCACTTACACAAGTGTAATGATATGAGTGTACGAACTGACCTCCACCTTTCTGGTCCTGAAGGTCCCTATAAACGATACGAAGTACATGCTCACGACCTGCAGTAACTACCTGATTAGTGTTAGTAATGACAGTAATCTGTTCTGCTTTAGCAGTGTATGCTCTTTTAGTATAATTCTTTACAAGCTTACCTTCAATAGGGTCTGAAAATCTAAGTTTCTTAGCGGCTGTAACAGCTACACCAGTCTCCCCAGTATAGTCATAAGTATCAGCAAGAACCTGAGCGATGTAAATAGTATCGCTATCAGATACTGTCATACCAGCAGTAAGAATTTTCATGTTCTTATCAAGTACGAGAATCTCCCCGGCAGCAGCATTCTGGTTAACAGTGGTTATAAGAGCACCACTAACACATGCAGCATTCCAGTCGATATCTTTTCCGATAAGAACTTTCTTTGCTTTGTTAAACATTTTTTATTAATTTTAGTTATTATTCACTTTGATTTACTTCGACAGTGTGTGTATTATAACGTTGAGATTCTATGTTTTCAATTAGTATCCTAACTGTTAACAACACAATTTCTCTGTGAGTGTGTTCTGGAAGATCACAATCTGTTCCCGTTGCATAAACAACTGTCGCGGGTGTACGCAGATACTTCATATAATAATAAGGTATAGTATATAAGGTACCATCTGGAATCAATTCGACACCCTTGGCAGTAAACATACGTAGCGGTTTGGCCGTGCCTAAATGCAACCGATGTTCACTGTATGGATCATTAACCATGTAACTATATGTATCTGATGTACACGGAGTCGTGCTGGTTCTAAGAGTTGTTGAAACGCCTGTAACTTCGTTATTGAACGTAATAGATACTTCGTCATTCAAGAAGAGCATGTAGTTCGCTGGGAAATTAGCTACAGGTATAAGATGTAGATTAGGTTTATCACTAGTACCTCCAGTAGTAGTAGGAACTAATCTGGTCTCTGTTACTAATGTACGCAAGTCGTCGATACGCTTTTGGGATTGTTCAAAGGACTCACCCTTAACATTTAATCCCGTGTATCGAGTTTTAACGTAACGATCTATGGCTTCATTGAGCCAGAAATCTAATTCTTCAGTTTCAAAAGCAGGATAAGACAGGCCTTCGGTTTTATCCAGGCCCATCTTTACCGCTATATGCATGTTTTCAATCGTCATTATTTTGCACTAGTTTCCTGCGTGATTGTAAATTTCAAGTCTTGGTTAGCAGGATTATCAAGATAATCAATTGCTGCTTCAAGATTATGTCCTATAATATCAGTACCGTATTTATAAACGTTTTTGTTTTTTCTAATCACATTCTTCGCAACTGCGTCTTGAACTAGGAATTCTGTTTCTTTCTTCTTATTGTCAACCCAATTCTCAAGGAATGTGAATGGATCGCTTTCAACAAGATTGCTCAGCCTTTGTTCTACTATTTCGTTACTTACTTCGTCAGCCTTGTGTCCTAAGATTCTGAGACATTTTCTCATGTCCCCAACTGATAGTTTATCCAGTTCTCTTAGAGCTCTACGCTTTAGTTGATTACGTTTATTTTCTTCTTTAGCTTCGGATTCCTCGTTTATAATAACGTAGTTTGCAGTAGGTTTTCTATCTGCTAATCCATCTGCTACTCTCTTATGTCCCTTAAGAAACAAGTATTTGAGTTCCTCGTACGGGTCTGATATATCAAGTATAAGGTCTTTACTTCCAAGTTTAATGTGGAAGGTTGACCAAAAAGGAGACGTAGGTGTTAAATCGATTCTAAGTTTCTCGCCTAGCCGCGCCTCGTCTACCTTCTCTAGGCCAGTGTATATACGTCCACTCCTAGTAAAGTAAGGAGCTAATGACGTAGTGCAGTTTTTATACTGGGATACACCTGCCCAGGTATTTTTGTTTAATGACTTTACAATTACTTTCATTTTAGTATTTCCTCGTTAGTACGGTATAAACTAAAGTTCAAACACGGGGAGTGTAGGATGTCTGTCACCCCCCGCGGAACTATATTATTTCAAGATTACTCAGCGTCACAAATAAGCTCACCAGAACTATTCGGGAATCTAAGCATGATACCCTGCTCTGACAAGAAGTTAACTGTGTAACCGTCTTTTGCGTTAGACCTAAGTGTAGTGATAGATTTAGCATGTCCACTGCCTGGGGCAACAGAACCACCAACATACCACATAACCATTTCACGGTCCTTACGAACAACTTTTACCAGGTTAGCTTCACCATCACGTCCCCCAATGTCGAGGAATGTAAATCGATATGACTCGAGAGGTTTACCTGATACTGGATGCAACTTACGGTTGTAGATCAGGTTGTCATACATCGGGAAGTGTTTCAGTGTCAACTCAATGCCGTTAAGCATTTTGAAAGTTGTGAACTGTCCACCCAGTGTAAGGTTCTGTCCGCTACCTGTTACAAAAATAGAATCAATGTTTGTGTATGTAGAAACTTTGTCACGAAGAACGCGGTCAAATTCTTTCATACCCATTTCCCCGGTAAGAGCAACAAACTTACGTTCGTTGGTTCCAAGGATGTTATAAGAAAGGTCGAAAAGGAATTCTTCCAAAAGGTCAGCTGTAAGAGTTGTATAATAACGCTTGTTAGCTGGAGCTATCTGCTCAAGAAGTCCTGCACCAATATAAACTGGGCGACCATTTGTACCAACCAAATCAGTAGTACCATCGGCATTAGCATTGTATTTTGAGTATACAGTGTAACGTTCGATTGTTTCGTACCATTGACGGAAAGCACGCCATTCCTGATAATCCGACCACAGATAAGATGACTTACCTGAAGCAGGGTCTTTCATGGCAATAACCATAACTGAAGAGTAAGCATCGCCGGTGATATCGTACTGCAGACGCATTGTTGTCAGGTGGTTCCTGAGTTTGAATGGTGTCTGATAGTTCACGATATCAGCTTCTTCGCTGTATTCTTCATATGCCGAACCTTCTCTACTTATCTGTTTTCCAACAGCAAGTAATGACGGTGGAATGTAAGATTCTGGTTTTCCATCAGCTACGACCAGGGTATAAACGAAATCTGCGCCATCGGCGTAGGGCTCGCCCTGAATACGTGCTTGAAATTCTCTATCATCAAATGCGATGATAGCACCAGGTCCAAACCATTTCTCAGCAACCCAAATCTGAATGGGGGTACCATTGAGACCAGGAGTATCTGTTGAGGCGATTGTGGTGCTGCCATTCCATGCGGCTGCTTTAATAGAAACGGCTTTGTCTGATTCGATCATAACAGGCCATTCGTATTGCCTATTCTCGATAACAAGTGTTTTGCCGAGACCCATTGTAAGGAAGTCCAGAGTGTTGTTTTCGTAACGTCCGAAGATGTACGAAAGAACTGTAGAAACCTCGTATGGTTTTGTGAGCAGTGCATTGGCAAGCATGTTCTCGTCTACTAGATCAGAGAAACGTCTGGAACGATAAAGTACTAAATTATTTAGTACGCTGTTTTCCATTGTAGCCATTGCTTTGTTTTAAATGTATTAATTAAAAATTAGGTCTTCTCAAGTGCCGACTAACAGTTTCCCATGGTGCGAGCGTGCTACTTTTCGATTGCTCTGTGCTTCCGCCGCTGTTCTTTGTCCTCTTTCCTTTGTTGGCTAACTTATCTTGTAGATTTTTAGTAGCCTGAGAAGTTGCTTTTTGTGTAACTTTTTGTATAAGGGAGTCACCCTTCATTGTAAAATAGGCCGACTCTATCAAATTCTTATAGTCTTTGGCATAGTCCTTCTGATATTTTGTCGTCCCATCAGCGTCAGGTTTGAAGATATAATCTAACAAATCCTTCTTTTCTTTAGCTGAAATTGGTATTCCTAATATAGAATCTACCTTATCTACACTGGATTGTACGGATTCTACGAACTTTTGTTGCGCTTTCTGCTGCTCCTTACGTTGATTTTGTTGTTCTACTAATAGCTGTTCCGAGCGTTTAGTATTGTATTCTTTTAATCCTTCAAGGGCATCTTCGGCTTCTTCTTGCAAAGTTCCAGCATCTTCGTACCTAGAAATAAACTTTTCTATCTTTTCTTTAGAGTAGCCTAGTCTTGCAAAGTTTTCAGACAGAACTTTCTTCTGAGCTGATTCACTATTTAAATCTAAGTCTTCTACTGCTACTGTGTTATATACCTCTTTGTAGTAGTCTCTCAAGTTGCCACCATTAGCTACGAAAGCATTAAGTTTCTCAATGTCTTCGCTAGCGTATACAGGCTTTGAACTCTCTTCTACTACTGTGTTCATGTACTTAATTACATCAGCAATAGTCTTCGGCTTCTCTTCTTCGTCAAATGTCCAACCTAGTTCTTCTGAAAATTTGTCTGTGAAGAAACCGACTACGTCTTCTTCATACTCACCTAAGTCGGACGTTTGGGTGCCAGACGGCGTAGTCTCAGTTTCCTCATCTTCTGCAGGGTCAGTGCTTAGCACTTCTTCTTCTTGCCTTTGCTCTTCTTTGCCATCTTCATTACGTTTAAGTTGTGTTTCATCATCTACTTCATCCCCAGTCTCATGGTCTATGAGGGGGTATTCTTTACCTTTATCGCCTATTTCTGTAACTGTTTCGAAAGAATCATCGTCGGGATTTTTACTTGAACCTGGCTTTCTCACCCCACCTGGAGATGTTAGGCCGTCAACCACTGCTTCGAATCCACCGAAGAAGGAATTGTTTCCATCTAATTCTTTGTTTTTCATATTGCGTTTTACCTTTTAGCGGCCGGTTTAGGGGTGGGTTTGTTAGCAATCTTTTTCTTAATCGCTATCTCTTGCACCTTAAACTCCTCAGCCTTCTTGTCTTTCCTTATTGTTTCATCTATTTGTTTGCTTTTAAGAGAATAATCTTTTTCGATTTTAGTTCTCTGAAGATTAAGTTTCTCCCTTTCCATTTCTATCTCTTCAGGCATAATTGAAGGTCCTTCCGAACCTGTCTCGCCAGCTTTAGCGTTAGCGCCTATCTCGGCTATTGCTAATTGTACCTCAGCCTTACGTATAGAATCTTCTTCTTTGATACGTAATTCATCCTGCCTAAGTGTAACATCTGCAGCGAAACGCTGTTGTTCAGCCTGACTAAGAGCCTGCTGCATTTGAGCTTCAGCTTCTTTCTGAGCCTGCATCATCTGGTCACGCTTCTTATCTACCTCTTCCAATCTACGCTTAATCTCGTTCATGTTATCAGCTGTAAGGATATTAGCAGCATCCAACAGTGAAGCACCATTCTGCATTGCAGGTTGTAAGAGTGACTTAAGAACTTCAATATTCTGAGCTTCCTTACTAGAGTCTGTCAAGAATACACCGAAATCTGAATATAGGAACTCAGGTGTAATGTCGATAAACTTCCTAGACATATCATCTAGAACGTAGTAAAGACTCTTCTTATCACTATTACGCCATGCGTGTTTAGCAACATTTAAGAGTTGTGAGTAAGCTCTTTTCTTTATATCGTTGTGTATCCAGAATAGAACTTCAGTAATATGTGAGGACTGTACAACTGAACGTTCTACGTTTCCTACCAATTCTGAGTTTGAAATTGAACCTTGACGCTGTCTACTAACCCCAGAAATCTCACCTATCATCTCCTCAATCTTATTCATGAGGTCAATGTAGTTAGCAATAACGTTAGTCATTGTTAAGTCTTGAGCACTCATTTGATTGAAAGCGGCAGGCCTTCCACCTTCACGACCAGGTATATCCCAACCTTCTTCGTAAGGGTTAATGAAGTTAATACCCAGAGCTGTTAAATAATGTAGCCATTTATTAACATCTACGTTCATTGATTTCGGAATCTGGGTAATATCCATGTTGATAATCTTACCCTTATCCCTTGATAAAGCCAGTTCTAGCCTATACCATATTATTATATACATGTAGGCTAGAGGCTTCATAATGTCAACTAAGGACCTGTTAGTGGAGTTTGTATCACTATACAGACTTCCAATGTAAGGTAACTTAGCTCCATTCGGATTGTCAATAGAAGTAGCCTGATAAGGTACTGGCTGAATGCCAATATAAATATCATTGCCTACTTTATATCCTTCCCATATTTCTGTAATCCAATCCCATTCGATTGTTTCATCCGGCATTGGTTTGTAGGATTCGTCTACTAAGTCTACTTCTTGTTCGCCAGTTTCGGTCGTGTAATGCAGGAATCCTACTTTCTTAAATGACCTCCATACTACGTGCCATACGTCTACGTAAGAAGCTTGTAAGTTCTCGTCAGGATTAGTTGAATTGCCTACGGTCTTGTATTCTATCCTATTAAAATCTGATTCAGACTTCTTAGTTGTGCCACCACCTTCTACTAATTCTAGTACTTTGTTGAGGTCTGACTCGTCCATTACATCATTAAACCTATCGTATAATGAGGTAGGAGTCATCTTCATGTGACGTGTAGCCCAGTCGCCATCTTCTATATTATCAAGTTCTGGGTCATTATCATGAGAGAATTCAAGCGGATTTACACGTTCAAGCAAAGGTTCACCGTTCTGTACGCCTGTGTAAAGTATTTCTTTACCAGCTATAAGACCGTCTTTAAACCCTTTAAGTGTTTCGTTGTCCAGTCTAAGGAAAGCTTTAAGGTATTCCAGAGACCTATGAGCAACTATCTCAGCTGGATTAGTGTAGTCACTACTAACATAATTAGTAATCTTAGCAATCTCTTCATCAAATTTCTTAGAAGCTTCTTCCTCAGAAACCTGCTCAGGAGCTACTTGTTTCTTAACATCGGCCAGAATTGCTTCCAGCAACATGCCTTTAAGTTTCTCTTTTACTAGTTCACCAGCACCTTCATTGGTCTGGTATACCATTATATTATTAGGACGTTTAGTTTCCTCGCCAAGAAGAAGATTAATCTTAGGCCTAATAATGTTAAAGTTTTGTAGGGACGCTGGGAAGCTATCGTCTACCTTGAATGGATTTGTAACGTACTTTAAATCGTCCTCCCTGAAGATACCATTGTACAAATCGTAAGCTGTCTTCATACGGTCGCGTTCCGAATAAAGGCCGCCTTCTCTACCCACTATGTTATCCACACATGCTTCTTTCCAGGCCTTGTCCTTGGCCGCCATGGATAGTTTCTGTGGTGGAAAACTAGTTTGTCGTTTGGAGTTGTTTAACATTCTATAAATTTATAAATTTTGGAACAGAGCCTTGAAACAATGGAACACGAAATAAGTTATTGCTTTTTTCATCATCATTGCTTTTCTTAACGTGCCTATTATGTATCTCTTCTTTAAAGACCATAACTAGCATGAATGCTATTGCACGGTCAAAGTTGCCTTCTCTGTTATACGAGATTAATTCCTCTATTAGGCCCTCTGACATTAGTTTAGTTAAATTCTTTTTACCAGGTTCATACTCTTCATTAAGCCAGTCACGGACTTTTAGTTCCGCCCAGTCCTTAATACCTGTTGCCATATGTATTCCCCTCTGCCTCTTAACTGTGCTGTCCTTTATAATACTCTTGATTATATCAGGTTGTTCAGCAAGGAGATGTTCTGAATGCTTGTTGCTAAAGTAAGCAAACAGACCTGGTTTTTCATTTTCGTACAATAACCTAGCGTTATAGTACATTACAAGTTTACGAACAGTCTCGAAAAACTCGTTAACAGTATCTGGTCTACCAGTGTATTCTGCTACTACTAAGTCAGAATAAGACTCAAAGTTCTGAAACCTTTTGTATATTAGGACTGAACCGAGAGAATCACTAGTAGCAGCTTGATCATGATCATAAGGGTCGCAACCAGCAATATATAATCCATGTGGCGGGTTATCCACTGGATGCTCCCAGATAACAACCTGTCCAGCTTTGTAGTCATCTTTTCGTAGTTTGTATTTTACAATATCTCTCTGACGTTTAGAAGGAGTCCACTTAATAGCGCCGTCTAAGCCAAAGTCTAAGTCACCTACTTGCTTGTAATTCTTTATTGATTCTGTATTACGTATGTAAGCTAAGTGTCTTATTAATTCTTCTTTAGGGTATATGTTACCAGCTAATTGTAAGCAGGCTTCAGCTGGATTGAAGGGGTGTTCTGCAATATAACGGTCAATAGCGTTACGGTCATTGGCACCTTTTAGTACTACTTCCCTGGCCGCAAGGCCATAGCGCATAGAGATTTGATAGTCTGTATTACCATCAGCATCCATAAGTGGACGTCCCTCTTTATCATGACCATACATGTTAACATAGTCAGGAACAAAGAAGCCACATTTACCACCACCGTCATCCCAAATATTTTTAAAAGGTAGAGCGTTGTAGCCATCAGGGTATAGAAACAATTCTTTAAGTCCTTCATAGTCTGCTTCTTCAGTACCACCAGTACCGAAACCAATCATTAAACCGTACGCAATACCATCCTTCTCAACAAGTGATTGAGCTACCTGCCAAGCTTTTATGAGTTCAGGAAACTTACCGCCTTCTTCCCAAAGGATGAGCTGGCCTCGTTTACCCCTGATTTTATCTGGGTCGTTCTTCAAAGTAACGCCCATTATCTCAGATTTGTATCCTGCTTCAGACTTTACACCACGCTCGTCTGTGATTATATAAGACGCTCTACGATGTATTTTAGTGTTAGTCTTCTGCCTTTTCTTAGCCCAGCCTGTGTTCTGGTCTATAAAATCCATGAATGACCAGGCCTTTGTAAGTGTACCATCCTTCACAAGGAACTCCATTTCTGAAGCTACCACGTAGGATGTCGATTCTTTTATGAGAAAATAGTTACGACAGAGCATTGACGCACCCTTATAAGAGTAGCCTTTCTGTCTAGCTTTAAGGACTACAAGGTGTTTACCAACTCTCTGTGCTGTCTCTATTGCATTGAAATAGTCATAGTCAGAGTCCCAGAAGTCTGGAAACTCACGCTTTCTATCAACTACTATTCTGGTATGACCTCTACCGTCTGTTAAGGTTTCTTCTCTAAGTAGAAGTATAGGGCAATAATTTAGATAGAAGTAATGGAATCCTGATATCCAATCACCATCATCTGCATAAAATCCTTCTAAGCATCTCTTACGTTCTTCCCTCCAGTATTCTAGATAGGCTGAAGTATTGATAGGAGCTGCTATGTAATACCCGTATTTCTGAAAGTGTAGGGCTGGTTGTCTGAACTTATCACTATTTACAATAGGTTTTGGTTCGACTACATACAGTCCATCTTCTTGCCTTATAATCATTAGTTTGCTACAAGTATTAAATCAAATCCTCCACACACGTCGGTATTGTTAACATTTGTTGATACGTTAAGGTAAATATCAGTTTTCTCCGATATCTTAAAAGGTATACTAAATTCATGGGTAAAATACCCTGCTGTATTAGCTTGTTGATGTTTAAGATTAATTACTCCTGTTGAAGGTCTTGTAAATAACTTAACGTCAGTTACAGGTAATGTAGGAGTTGAATTAGCTGAAGTATAGTAACTTTTCATATATGCTGTGTAACCTGCTGGTACAGTATATACAGCCATAAGAGTTTGACCGTTACCGGCACCTATCACTAATAGTGTAGTTCCACCACCAGCAATTCTTACTGTTATTAAACCAGCATTCACACCACCTGAACCAGCAGTTGTTACTGAACATCTATGTACTCTCAACCATGTTCCAGCAACTGCTACTGCACTTGTACCATTCATAGTTATAACAGCAGTTTGTTCAGCATAATTAGCATCTAATCCTATTAAAGTAATTGTCCTAGCTCCTGTACCTACTGGGTCTCCATCATCATCTGCAGACGCTGATAATACTTCAATACTTTGTGCTGTTGATTGGAATGGGTATACTCCACCGCCTTCCCATACAGTTTCCTCTGCTGCCGTATCTATATCAGGGTTACGACCAAATTTTAGCATAGCAGAGTGACCAGTAACTTCACCTTCTGCAATAGCTAGCATACGGTCCTGTACTGCTTGTGCTCCTGTGGATGTTACAGTGGCTACATTACCTGTAGCTCCAACTATCTGTACGTTACTAAAATAACTCATTACTTAATCCTCCATTCTCCGATTGCCACGTCCTTAATGACCATGCAACAATCGTGTCTTACTATTTGTGTTGTTTCTCCTTCAATTGTATCTGTACCATAAGGTACAACAGTTACAGCTCCTATACCTTTATTGTCTATTTCTACTATACGTTGAGACCCTGATGCAAAGCGTAAAGTCATAGATACTGCTGTATCCTTATTAAAAATTATAGTACGGTCTTCAAAAAACTCTGATGTATTATCAACAACTATACGTGTATTACCAGTATCACCACTAGGTCCTTGTGGGCCTTGAGGTCCTCTAGCACCGTGTTTTACAATGAAATCTATACCTTCTATAGGTAATTCACCTTTAGGACCAGGTTCACCTTTGTCGCCTTTATCACCTTTAGGACCAGCAATACCTTGTTCACCACGGTCTCCCTTGTCACCTTTAGGACCAGTTTTACCATCTTTACCATACTTACCGTCTTTACCATCACGACCGTCAAGACCAGTATCACCTTTCTCACCCTTCTCACCACGTATGCCCATAGGTCCACGAGGTCCAATAGCACCGTCTTTCCCGTCTTTCCCATCCTTACCAGGAGGGCCAGGAACTGTACTGTCTTTGCCAGGAGGGCCTATAATAGACTGACCAGGGTCACCCTTGTCGCCTTTCTCACCCTGAGGACCAGGAGGTCCCTGACGACCAACTAAGCCTTGGTCACCCTTTTCACCCTTTAAATATTCTATTTCACTAGTCATTGTCTGCATCCTCAAAGTAACCAATCTCTGTACCACCTTGTACTTTAGTACTGTCTGCCTGTTCCATCTTCACAGCAGTTTCTAGGACGTTAAGAGATTTAACTAAGTTACCTATGTTACCTAAGTTAAAAACCACATCCCTTGCGGAATATGGCTTGCCATTACTATCTAGCTTGTCAAAGTCTACTGTTTCTAGGTATATAGCCAGCTTGTCTACAGCTGATTTCGATGCCCTAAGTAGACGCATTGTAGGAGTTTCAGTGAGCTTAAGGAACTGTGTACATGCATCCTTTACGAGTGCGTCCGGTTCCCAAGCTTCACCGAAAATATCATTCTTTATTACTGCTTCCTTTTCATATTCTGGGAAGTCTTTATAAGGGGACTTCATTTGATCACAAAGGAAGACGACATACTTGATTTTGTTTGTCGCCTCACCCTTGCCTTTTGATTTATCGTTGTCCCAAATTCGCTTAAATGCCGGAATCGCCAGTGCCTCAGCTGTGATTATCACCTCGCCATTTAAAATATCAAAAATCTTTGCCATACATACCTATACGAAAAAGGCTGCATATTGTTGCAGCCATTGGTAATAATAGTTAATAACGAAAGTTATGATTCTTGGACCATGTCTACTGGTCTCCACCACTCAACTTCCTTCAAATCACAGGTTACACTACCATCTTCAGCCATAAACTGGTCTTTTTTGGTGCAACCGCGCTTTAAATTCATGTAAGTCTTGTTAAATTTGACCTCTGGCACACGTGCGTATATCTCCATGTCCTCGGTCGGCAAGCCTCCCTCGCTAGACCTGGTCATTCCCTTACGCCAGTAGTCTTTCGTAGCGAAAATACCTAAGTATCTTAGCCTGACTGGCCTGTGGTCATTAACATCAGCCATCGACTTAGCAAAAAAGTCGAAAGGATGATGAGCTACCTTACGCACGAGCCTAACATCCTTACCGACTTTCTTAGAAATTTCTGAATAAATATTATCAGCCATGTTACATCTCAAGAATAAACATAATTTCGCAACTATTTTCTTTAATGTCTGGTATAAACATCTCATTTAACATGTAACCACCCTTTTCTGTGGGTAAAAGAATACCTTTTGCGCTTAGTCCCTTAATATACCTAGCTAAATTGGTCTTCTTTATACGTGTTTCACGCATTAATTCCCGCCTGACATCAGTACTTAGAATGTTATTTGTTGTGGTAATCATGTTATTCCATTCGGCATGTAACTGCAATAGAACAGCAAACACATCAGCCTCCCTAAAGGAAAGCTGAAGGTTACCGTTGAGTATATTTACATACTCTTTATAGACTTTTTTCCTGCTTATTTGTTTCCTGAATGTTTTCATCCACTGTTGTATCTTCTACTTTAAAGTCTTCTTCTGCTGGAGCTTCACCAGGAACTAATAATAGCCTGATTGAAGTTTCGCATTTATCACAATTTAACTGTATGAAAGAATCATCTTGTGGAACTATTATGAGTTGTAGTCCTCCTTCTATTCCTTTACCTATTGTTTGGTCTGACCCGCACTTCTGACAGACTATGTGTAAGTCACAATAGTTTATCTTAGGTTCAGGTTGAGGTTCTGCTACAGCTTGTTTCTTGTTTTTCTTTGTCGGTGGAATGTACTCCTGGGTTACTTCCCCTAAGATTTCCCCGTCTTTCTCGATTACTTCAGTAATTCTTTTTCTCCTACCAGCCATTCTATAAACCATATTAAATTTTGAAACACTACTTCCGATTCACTACCTGGTACAGAGTCATTAAGCTGTCTCTGAAAGAACTCACGTCTAGCTTCAATCTCTGCATCACTCCTACGAACATCGGTTACTGTATCACCGCATGTACATTCGTAGCAACCATCACAGAACTGAGGAACTTCAACTAACTCAACTTCAAATTCAAAGTAGTCAGGTACATTGTTACTTACAGTTACATAATCTATGCTGACGAACCTTTCATTATTTTCATTCTTTTCTTCAAGTACAAAGTCGCCACCTGTGATGAAGCATGTAAGAACATCACCTACTTTTAACATTCCAGGAACTTCTTTTACAACCCTAACCTTTTCCATATTGATTTTTTAACTTTTGTTTTTGGTCTAAATATTACTATCATTGAAGGAAATGGAGCTGATGACTCCGCATCTACAAACTTAATTCTCCCCTTAATAAATCTTACCTCGACTCCTTCTTTGTCGTGTATGAATCTGTGAAACCAGTTGGTGTCAGTGCGGGCAGGAAGTAAGGCAACTACTGTTGCACCCTTATCTCTCTCCTGAGAGGCCTTCTGTACCCACTGTTCTATCCCTCGCCCGTAGGGAGGATTCATCCAACAAGCACCACCTAAGTTGTCAGCGATGGTAAACCAATCCGCTTTTAGGCTGTTTGTTTTTCTGTCTATGTAGACAGTTGTTTTCTTATTGTCAGCTGTAGCGCAGGTATCAAAGATTATATCGAACTCTTTCTGCAGTGGTTTAAACACTGAGTCTGGTGTTTCCCATTCTTTGTTCTCGCTACTAAAGTGAACTCTATTCATTAATAGATATATGAATCATTAAACCAAGTTTCTGTGCTTACCTTATCAATAAACTTATCTCTTTTTGCATTGTAATATACATCATGAGTTTCTTCTACAGTCTTCCTAACTACGTTAGTGAACTGGTGTTTATACTCATCACGTGTACAAAAAGGGAAAGGTCTCTTGTAAATACTGGGCTTTCTCTTGGAACTGTCAATCCAAATGTCTACCGTGGTATAGTATTTCGGTGTCTTATAGACCGGGATATACTTTTCGGCCGGTTTGGTAAATTCATATAAGCGCCCTTTAGAGTCCTCAACATATCCATTAAACTTATTGTCTGTGGGAGTAACGGTGTAATCCGCCCAACGCCCTTTTTCATTATCATATACTAACATCCTATATTATTTTTTAATTAAGTCTTCTTCTTTTACTCTAGAACCACACTTTATACATTCATACCAGTCTCCTCTAGGAGTTGATAGAGTATATACAAATTCACAGGTTCCTCCGTATTTACATTGCTGTTTCTTCTTACTCGTCATAAGTTATATACTTAATAGAACTAAGTTCAGCTGTGAATAGAAGTTCCATTATTTTATATTTCTTAACATTGTACCACTTTGCATCACGTACTTCGAATGCATCTTTTGATACCGTGTAGATTCTAAGTATATTCTGTCCTCCTACTGTTGTTATGTCTTGTTCTAAAACATAACCTTCTTTTGGTACTAGATATACTTCTTCAGCTCTATCTGCACCGTAGTTATTTAATACTATTCTAGCATTATTCATTGACATCCTGTTTTTCTTTTTCGTGTATTAAGAGCATACGTCCACATGTTGGACAATACTTATCTTTGTCTTTAGAACGCCTAATCGCTAAACTAACGAAAGCGAGAATCATTCCAACGGCTAGTCCTATTATTATGCTTGATATATTCATATACTACTTATACGTAATATTGAACAAAAGGTTTCACTTTGTGATAACTATTTTTGAATTATTACTAACACAGAGTCAAACTGTTCTGGGTTAACTGGAGGTCTCATGTCAGCTACCACGAAGGGTATGCCTAACTTCTGAAACTCTGGTTTAACCTTTTCTATATGTGCTACATCCTCTATTATAATCAATCCACCTGGCTTTACAATAGGATACATAATCTTAATAAAGTTAAGCTGGTCCTCTAAAATATGAGACCCGTCATCTATTGCTATATCCGGTTCCCTCCCACTAAAGAACTCTGGTGTAAGGTTATTAGCATCCTTTAAAGTCAATGTATATCTGGTTGTGTCTATCTTATAATCCCTTAATTCAGGGTTGGTAGCATCACATAGATGTTCAAACCTTTTAATAGCTTCAGGGTTTATATCAATAACATTTACCTTAGCCTTAGGGAAGTAGTCCATCCATAGACGACTAGAACCCCCGTTGAAATAACCTACCTCAAATACATTAATCTCTTTGTTTTGGAAAGGTTCAAATATAACATCATATACTTCAGCATAGTGCTGAGCAAACTTATCCTGGCCGTAGAATACAGGGCCGTTAAGTTTATACAGTTCCATCAACGTCATTTTCTTCTTCTTTCTTTGTTATATGTTTAAATCTACAACTATGGCATACACTGTTATACGCATAGTCTGCTATAAAGTATTGACCACATTCCATACATACCTGTTCTATTTCAAACCAAGGTTTCTTCTCTTCTTCAAATAGATTATGCATCTTTATTATTTTAATGGACATATACGAATTTGTTGTATATTACGACCTTGTGTAACATCTACGCTTTTAGATTCCGGAAGCATGGTAGGATGGGCACAATACTTATCTGGCTGCAAAGCAAAGTTAGGTTGCCACCCACCTTGATACTTCATAGGTACATAGTATTGTCTAAAATAAGTACATTCGGAACCTAAGCATTTTACCGCTTCCGACATACCTTATTATATATACGTTTAAACCACGCTGTTATATCTTCACTATTTGTGTACAATACTACAAATAGCAAAAACCCCTCTATTGCTAGGAGGGGCCATGTTGCTTTTAAAAATTCATTCATTACTCAATTACTTTACTAAGTATCTCGTATTTACGCAGCATCCGACTGTCTTTAAACAGTTCAAACGGTATGCCAGCATTGCGGGGGAAGCAAACTACATCCCCTACTTCATAAGGACAGTTTACCATATTTGCATATTCCGTACCTAGTTTTATAATAACACCTTTACTAGTGTTAGCTTCTACTTTACGTTTTTCCCATTCTTTTGCCTCAGGGATACCATCCTCAAGGTCTTTAGGTTGTTCCTTAGGTTGTACTGGGAACTCCTTTGTAATCATCACAGGCTTCAATGGTTTAACCAGAATCCTATCATCAGCTGGTTCATAAGGAACTTTTTTACTAAGGTCCTGAGCCATTTCTTTATTTGTCATCCTATATATTTATTATCTAATTAAGCTGCAACTTCATCGTTGTAGCACTTGATATACCTTATATTACATACTGGTATCTTAAATATCGTATCTGAGAAGCCATTCCCAATCTCCCTAATGGTCATTATCTTATCATCATTGTTAGGTAAGAACTGATGGGTAATAACATCATTTAAGTCCCTGGTACTAATAGTAGTATAATTATCTATCTCAAAATCAAAAGTAACACCACGTGTTAACCTAAACTTAAACATCTCCCCACTCCCACTGGTTGACATTGGAACTGGTTCTAACTTTATATCTACGCCTGTTATCATTATTTCTTAACTGTTTTATTTACTGCTTAAACAAAGCAAGCCCCTTGAAACCACGTTATTTGATTTCTTTCGAGCTTTGGTTCTGTCAGATGTTAATTACTTGGTATTCAGCCCAAACTTGTTATTTCCTTACCGTATAGGTTACAAGCCGTAGTCAACATTCTAACAACGAGGTATCCAGTTTATGTAACTTCACAACCCCGTTACGCCAACAGCCGTAGTTTTGCATGTACGTCCCCTGTTGGGTTATAGTACATACGTATACCTGTCTCTTATACACATCTCCGAGCC